CATCCCGAGCGAATACCGTCCAGCAGATTACATTGTCGTTAGGATAGTTTTCTGCGATAAATTCTTTAAAGCTGGTACCAGTTGTATATACATCATCCACGATCAGTACGGGGTCGTCTGGATTACCTGTAGAGTGTTTGTTAAGCATCTCACCTAATCTAACTCCTCCACGTGGAATACCTACAGCCTTACGGAAAGGTCTATTTTCATATTCCATAATCATCTTAGCGAGACAGCGCCAATCGTCTGTATATAATGCATCCATCTCGATCTTCCAACCGAGCTTAAGACCTGCGTGAGAGATAAACTCTTCGTCATCAAATAAAGCCAAGTAACTCATCCTCCAGATTCAAACCTTCGCCAATCAATCATGTTCTTAATGATGGAGTGACGCCATCGTAAGTTGTTAATGATTTCGTCTAGTGTACTTATGATCGTCTTATAGTACGTAATTTTTTCTTCTGATGCCTGGATATCCGTATCTGCATCGTAGTAGTGGTCCATATCACCTTTTAATACTCTAAGACCATTGAACGGATCGAAGTCCCAGCCTTTCTCTTGAATAGCCTGCTCGTCCATCTTACCGTTATAATACAACCATTTATCCTTCAGCAAGGTCTTCTGGTCAAGTTCTGCCTTCTTAAGTCTTAGTTTTGTTAGAGAGTATATTTCTAGATATTTAGCATGGAGTGAGGGGGTTTTTCGTGACTCTTCGTCGAGGTTGAATTCAGAAATTTCAGAGTCTTCACGCCACATTGTGAGTATGGCTTCAAGGTCTAGCTTCATAATAAGTCCATTTACAGCTTTGGTTACTGCGTATATTATACCATACTTCTAGGTAAATTGAAACCCTGTAAAGGAGAATGATGCATTAAATGTTAGATATTCTACGGTAGATGCTACTGAGTTAAGCTCTAGTCCAGTTACAGATGTTGGGTTGCAACCCTTGTAGATAATTCTTTTTGACGGTGTATTATTGCTGGTAAGAACGGAAATAATAATATCATTTTGTGTGGGATCATTCTGACTAAGAGTTTGGGATCGAGTTTGTTGGGGCTCGTACTTTTCGTTCACCATCTCGAGCATCCAGTTATACAGCTCTGTGTACGAGGTAATATCTTCGTCAAGAATAAACTGTATACTTAGCTCCCCATAGTCTAATGCATCACCTGGTAAGTTAACATTGCCAATGCGTGAGTATGGAGTGGTTGGACCTGTAATAGACACGTCTGGATGCTGGATAGACTGTGCAAAGAATTCCAGGTTAGGATATTCCAGTCTACTGATAACAACTTTAAACCCGGTAGGTTGTAAGAAGTTTCTATTCTCAGTTAGTGCCATTGATTACTCCATGCAAAAAGAAAGGGTGGACCTTTCGATCCACCCTAGTATTTATACTATTATTATAGTTATTCAGTATCTTATGCAGTGTTGACGAGGATGTTGTCAACGCGGAAGATTCTGTAGTATTCGTTGGTCTTAGCACCTGCCAGACCATCGAACGGACCAGAGTTGCTAGCGAATGGGTTGGAAACCATGCCGTAACGAGTCTTGAAGGCGATCTTTGGCTGGAAGTTGTTCTCACCAACTGCACGAACCATGGTAAGTGGTACGTATGGGCAGTAGAAGAGACCAGCGTCGTAAGCGGAAGTACCCTTGTAGCCTACGTTTACGTAGTCCGTAGCTGCATATGGGTCAATGTAGACACGCATGCGGCCGTTCAGTACACCTGCGAAGGTGTTACCGGTGTCATCAACCTGCAGGTTGGTGGACATTGCAGGGGTGTAGTCCAGGTTGCCCGAAGCTGCCAGAGCAGAAGCTACGTCAGACGAACATACCAGGAAGTTACCCTTACCGCGACGGGTGTTCTTAGCGATTGCATTAGCTTCACGCTCGATCTGTACGATCAGACCCTTGAACTTCTCAACGGACCAACGACCATCAGCATCTGCATCCAGATCGAATACACCGTCAAGAGCGGTTTGAGAAGTAGCTGCACCAGTAATTGCCTGAGAGTTAATGGTACGAACAACTTCGCGGTTGATTTCAGCCAGGATTTCTGCGGACAGAATGTTGGCCAGTTCGGTTTCAGCGTCGAGACCGTGGATTGCCTTCAGATCCTGAGCCAATTCCATGGTGTATTCAGCCTTCAGTGCACGCGTCTTAGCGGTCACTGTAGCTTTCTCGATCGAGAAGCCCATCTCAGCGAATGCGTTACCCGCAGAGTCGCCAAGAGCTTCACCAGTAGCAGTAGACATACCGCCAGCTGCCAGAGCAGTTACACGATCGGAGTCGATAGTGCTGCTATCATTAGAATCGGCTACGTTCATACCGGATCCGTCTGCACCCTGAGTGAACGCAGTACCACCAGCTTTATCAGCAGAGAAGTTGGTGTTAGCTTCGTTGAACAGAGCTTCTGCACCACCAGTTCCGCCACCGGTGTAACGGGACTTCATCGCGAAGATGAGGCCAGTAGGACCAGTCATTGGCTGTACGCCACAGATATCGTAAGCCATCAGGTTAGGCATAGCACGACGTACGAGCGAGATCAGGATCGGGTTGTAGTTATCTGCGTTACTATTAGCACCAGCAGCGCCAGCACCAGCAGCGTTAGCAGGAGCGTCTTCGTTCATCATGCCAAAGGCACCCTGAGCGGACTCTTCACGAAGAGCGTTAACCTGGTTTTCCAGGATAGCTGCAGTTACCTTACGGCGGTATGGGTCGGAAATAGCACCAGCGGACTCTTCATTGAGTACTGGCGCCCACTTATTTACGAGCTTATCGTAAGAAATTGTAGGAGTCATAATTGAAACACCTTCCTTTTATTATTGGTTAGATCTTCTAAGGGCTTGAACATACATAGCCATTTCAGGGGAAACTTCTTCCTCTTCTGCAGACTCATCGATCTGCTCACCGGCTACGCTTACTTTTTTCTTGGTGAAGTAAGATTCCTTAACCGTTTCAACTTTCGCTGCGAAAGCTTCTGGGTCTTCAAAATCCAGCTCTTCAGCCAGGGACTTCAACTTTTCTACCTGAGTTTCAGCCAGGTCACGGGAGTGCTCACGGATGATAGCATCACGCATGAGTTCTTCCAAGAGCTGGTTTTGCTCAATAGCAGTTTCAGTGGTTTCATTGAGTCTTTCTTCAAGATCAGCAACTTGCTCAGAGAGCTCGTCAACCAGATCAACTTTGGACTCAGGAACATCGATGTAGGACTCAGTAAAGAGGTCCTTCAGCTTGCTCATGAAGTCTTCAGCGATCTCGGTACGAATACCGTTTTCGATTGCCAGTTTGTTCTCTTCCATGAACTTTTCTACAACGTAGTTCATGTATCCGTCAACCTGCTCGATCATCTCTTCACGTGCAGTTTGGATTTCTTCGTCAAGTTCTTCCTGAAGGTCGGATTCAATACGTGCAACTTCTTCAGAAACTTTAGACTTGATAGCTGCTTCAAAGATAACAGCTGCCTTGTCCTTGAACGTTTCAGACAGAGTAGCTTCGGACTCAACCAAAGCGTCCATGTCTTCAGTGAAGTCAACTACTACTGCATCAACTTTCTCATGGATAGCTGGAGCAGCATCTTCGACATCAACTTCAAAACCTTCTGCCTTCATAGAAGACATGATTTTGCCGTAGGATGCGTGAAGGTCAGCCTTCTTCATCTTGTTCATTTCGTTGTACATTGCATTGATCATACCAGCTTTGGTACCAGGAATCTTCTCCATAGGCATGGAGTTAGACTTGTCACCCTTACGAGAAGGTGCCTTCTTGGTAGCATCGCCAGCTTTATCAACGGAAGCAATAGAAGCCTTTTCGGTTTCTACTCCATCCTTTGCTTCAGATACTTCTTCTGCTTCAGATTCGTCGTGAGCTTCTTCTTCCTCTTCAGGATCAGGATCCACGACCATTTCTTCAACAGATTCAATGTCTTCATAAAGTTCTTTATTGGACATATTCATCTCCTGTTAAAAATTTAATCTAGAGAGGAAATTCTTAAACTCCCGAATCTCGACCACAGAGCGATCGGATCTAGAAGCATTTTTAATTTCAGTCTCAATTTGCTCAATTTCCTGAGGCTCTAAGACACCGTTATTCCATACCCACTCTACACCTTCCATAATCCCATTAACGAAAGCTGATGGTGCAGATGGATCTTGTACGATATCTACAGTGTTAAGAACAAAGTCTTTACCGACCATGTTCACTCCACCTTTTTGCTCAAGAGTTCCCATACCACGAGTTGAAACACCTAGCTTAACTCCACCATCTAAGAGACCTTTCACAATCTTACCATTAGGGGTGTCAAGAATAAGTGCTTTCCCCATCACGTTATTACCGTCCCAATTCAGTTCGGTAATGCGATGGGAAACTTTATCTAAGTTAATGATAGGACCTGCAGGGTGATTCAGTTCACCTACTGCACGCTGGGTTTTCACCTGTTCCTTATCATACTTAGAAACTGCTGATTCCAAAATTGCTTTTGGATAAATTCTTCCATTGCGGTTCTTCTGTTCCGCCTGGGCAAAGATACCTTCAATGATATAGTTCTTACCGCCGCCTTCTTTAGCTTCGACGATGTAAGAAACCTCTTCTGTATGCTCTGTAATCAGTTTCATTTGAATCTACCTTTTACCCATCATGCTGCCAAATTGCTTAGCAGCTCTCATTGCTTCTTTTTCAGTGCGCAGAGTATCGACCACCTGGTTGTCAAACATTACGTTGAACTTACCTTGGGCGTCTTTAGTTACCATAGTCTCTCCACCCTTCATGTCAAAGACCTTAAGGATCTTGTGACCTTTAGGAGAAATGTTTTTGGCAAACTCTTTAAAGCTCTGCATCTTCTTCTTCTACTTCTTCTGGCTCGACAACATCGTCTTCAAGCTCTACGTCTTCTTCTTCAGGATCAACGTCATTGTATACTTGGTTAGCGATCATAGCCTTATGTGATTCGAGGCGATCTGCTAATCGTGTGTTAATCATGTCAGAGAATTGCTTCTCTGCTTCAACAAAGTTCTTATTTGCTACATTATCTAAAAAATCACCAATGTTCTCAACCATAGAAAAAGTCCTTATAATCCTAATTGTAATATATTTATAATAATTTTGTTTTTAATATCAAATGTCTGGCTCTTGATCTGGATCCGGAATGTCACCATCCTTCTTTTCCTGATCAATCTGATCCTTCATAGTTTTGATATCGTCATCAGTCAACATCAATACATTCTTCTGTGCCCATTCTTTAGAGTAGAAAGTACCTAAGTATGGTTCAATCTGCTGAAGCATACCAACACGCTCTCTCAGCATTTCGGTCTCTTTAAGTTCAGAGAAATAGTTGTCGGTAATGTAATCTACGTACAGATCACCCTTCCACTCTTGCCAGTCTTCTTCTGTAATGATTCCTTTTAATATCAATTGCTTCTTCAGAACATTATAGAACAGATCAGAGAATCTACGGCGGAGTCTGTTAACAAACTTCTGGAACTTATACTCATCTCTAGTAATTTCAGAGCTACGTCCTAAAAGACCGCCTGCTTGATCCTCAGGATTCAATCTGCTAGTAGGTACGTTAAGTGCCTTATAAAGCTTTTTCTGGAAGTAGAGAATATCCTCAATTTGCCCTAAGTTCTCACCACCAGGCAATGTACTAATCTCTGTGCCTCGTCCGCCTTCACGTCTTGGTAGCCAGAAGTCTTCCAGCATCGACATATGTTTGGAATCATTCTTGAGGTCACCGGTGTTAGCATCGTATACCAGCTTATTACGATACTTTGCCATAATATCTTTAAGGTACTGTTCAGCCTTACCTCTTGGTAAGTTACCTACGTCGATATAAAAGATACGACGCTCAGGTGCTCTAGCCAATCTGTAGATAACTAAAGCATCTTCCATCATGCGTAACTGGTTAACAGGTTTTAGAGCTTTATGAAGATACGAAACTACTTTTCTACGACTAGAATCTAGCAATCCGCTAGTTACATAGCTGATAGCATCTGGAGAGATCTTAACAGCATTCTTATTATTAGACCCACCAACATAGTTAGTACTTCCACCTGACTTATCCTCGGTGTAGATAAAGTACTCATTTACCTTCTTGATAACGTTAGCACCGGTAACAGGATCTTTTTCCTTCTTTACCTCTTTTACCTTACGGATCTTAAGTGCGTCAATCGGTCGGATCTCTTGAATGCCTTCCTGAGGCCTCTTTGGATCTACGACCAAGTGGTGATAGATTCTTCCATCTACGTAGTATCTACGGAAAATGTCATGCGCATAGTTCTGGAAGTCCAGCATTGCAGCAACATTATCGAATTCTTCTTTAATCTGCTTCTTAATAGAATCAGTAACTTTCACATTGTCCATGTTCAGTTCTACCAAGTCGTCTTCACCTGAGATAACCTCATTGACAATGTCTTCTACGGCAGCGTCCACTTCAGGATGCATAGCGATCATTCTATACTTCTTGATTAGATCCTTATCATCCTTAGCTTGGTCACCACTAAGATCTACGAAAGATCCATAGTGACTACCGGCAGCAGTAATATATCCTGCGCCATCATCATCTAAGGGCGGAACAATAGATGGAAGCTGCTCTTTTTCTTTTTCTCTTCGGGCTCTTTTAATCTCCAAGCCAAAGAGTTTTAAACTATCGTCTGCCAAAACACTTTCTCCAAAAATGAGAGTAGGGGAAAGCCTATTCTCTCCCCTACTTTATTTATTACACCTTAATTGGTGGTGTTAGATTCCCAGTACTGAACCTGGAAGGTTACAGAGAATTCTTCAATTGCTGCGGCAGGATCGTATGACAGATCAATTGGAGAAATATCGGTTGGGAAACAACCACGGAAGTTGTAGGTTTTCAGGACACTTGCATCACGGTCTAACTGTTCGATAACCAGATCAGCCTGGTAATCAATTGGGTTAGTAAGACCGGTGTTAAGCGAGTGAGCATTGATCCCATTCATCCAACGTTCCATAGCATTACGAACGTTGAAGTCGGTGTCGTTAATGATGGTTGCTGTCCATACGTCAAACGTACGATCACCAGCAATCTTCAGTTCACGACCCCGGAATGGTACAATGATTTCCTGCATAATAGAGCCAGGAAGCTGAGCTGCCCGACACATAAACGATGTGAGTTCTACATCCCCTGCAGCATACCCTGGAAAGTTGATCGTTGCCTTGAATAGATTAGGTCTAGCACCGCCACCTTTCAGTTTTGCCTTGAAGTCATCGACTCCTAAAATAGCCATTGCTTATA